CAAGATTTAATTCTCCTACAAGATGGACAATGAAGTAATTTATGGCATACACTAGAGATCAAGCAATAGACACCCACAAAGACTACTCAGAAACAATAAATAATTGGGAGTATTATATTAGATCATACAATGGTGGTTATGACTATATGATAGGCCAATACCTAAACAGATATAATTTAGAATTAGATAACGAGTTTAATCAAAGACTTGCAAACACTCCATGCGATAACCATTGTAAAAATATTATACAAATTTATTCATCATTCCTTTTTAGAGTTAGACCAAGTAGAGATTTTGGTTCTATGCAAGATGAAGCTAGTTTAGAATCTTTCTTAAAAGATGCTGATCTTGAGGGTAACAATTTAAACTCTGTAATTAAACAAGGTCAAAACTATGCGTCTATTTATGGTCATTGTTTTATGATTTTAGATAAACCAAATGTAACTACAAACACACAAGCAGAAGAACTAGAACAAGATATTAGACCATACTTATCAATCGTTACTCCAGAGAATGTTTTAGATTGGAACTTTGAAAGACAATTAAATGGTAAGTACGAACTTAACTATTTAAAGATTAGAGAAGAAGTAGATAAACAAGGTGGAACTTATATGCGTCTTTGGTATCCTGATAGAATAGATACTATTTACATGGAAGAAAGATCAGAACCAAGATTAATAGATTCTGCACCTAACACGATTGGTAAAATACCAGCAGTTATTTTGTACAATTCTAAATCTCACAAAAGAGGAATTGGCCAATCAGATTTAACTGACATAGCTGATCTACAAAAATCTATCTATAATGAATACTCTGAAATGGAACAATTAATTAGATTAACTAACCACCCATCATTAGTTAAAACTCCAAGTGTAAATGCAAGTGCTGGTGCCGGTGCAGTAATAGAAATGCCTGACGAACTTGAGCCAAACTTAAAACCATATTTACTACAACCATCTGGCCAAAACTTAACTGCAATTATGGACTCTATAAATAGCAAAGTAAATTCTATAAATAGAATTGCACATACGGGTGCTGTTAGAACTCAAAAGACAGGGATTACATCTGGTGTTGCACTACAAACAGAATTTGAATTACTTAATGCTAGACTATCTGAGAAAGCTGACAACTTACAAATAGCAGAAGAACAATTATTTAAACTATATGCTATGTTCCAAAATGCTAATTTTGATGGAGAGATTAATTATCCTGATTCATTTAACATTAGAGATTACGCAAGTGATCTTATGTACTTCCAACAAGCAAAAGCATTAGATATTGGTTCTCCTACATTTGCTAAAGAAGTTGATAAAGAAATTGCTAGAGCAGTAGTTGATGATGATAATAAACTAAACGAAATCTTTGACGAGATAGATGCACAAGCAGAAGTAGGTCAGTTCACACAAGACGAAGTACAACAAGAAACAGTAGCCGAAGAAGAAATTTAGATGAATGTCAGATATAGTAAAAGACTTAACGAATTATCGAATTAAAGGTATCGAAAGAGCCGAGATAGAATACTATAAACAACTCACACAAACACTTGATAGAATAGAAGCACAGATCGTAGCATTAGCAGATCAACAACTTCCAAGACAAGCTGGTAAATTAATTGAGTTACAAAGTGCAATAGCAATAAGACCCAAGATCAAAGCAATACTTGATAAAGAGTATTTACCATTTGCAGATAGGGTTGTTAGAAAAGGATTTGGAGAACAAGCTAAGCGAGTAGAAAGACAGTTTAAAACTATTGGCCTTATACCACCTGAATTTCAAGAACTTACAAAAGGAGATTTAGCTTTAGTTAAGAATCTTAAACAACAATATTACACACAGTTTAAAGATGTATCTAATAACTTTACAAGGATATTATCAGATAAAGTCTATCAGAATACATTAGTTGGAACTGAATTTACTGTATTAGAAAAAGAATTAAGGGAGTCTATTAATGGAATCTATGCTACTTCAAACGACCCAGCAGTAAATAGATTAGTGGATTATGTAAAAAACAATAGAGATAACCCAGCATTAGCATCAAGAGTAGATAGTGCAGTTAAGATACTTCAAAGTAAATATGCAAGTACAAGAGTTGGCGAGAATATGAAAAGATATGCTGGTCAAATACTAAACGACTCATTAAGAGATTTTGATGCAACATTAAACTTCAATAAGTCTAAAGATGCTGGACTTACATTTGTTAAATACTATGGAGATGTTATACCAACCACAAGAGATTTATGTAAAAGAATGGTAAGTGGAAGTCTAAACAAAAGAGCAAATGGATTATTTACTATAGAAGAAATACAAGACATTTGGGCTACTAGAAGTTGGTCAGGTAAAAAAGGTGGAAACCCTATGATTGTAAGAGGTGGTTATAATTGTAGGCATCAGTTTTCATATGTTAATCCTGATTGGTACGAAGAAAATGGAGATGAGTCAGAAATATTAGAGGAAGCAACTCCTGTTATTAAAAAACAACAAAAAACTAATGTTTCTTCTTTTGCAAATCCTATTGTTTTTTCAAATATAGCACAAGTTTCAATTAAACAATCAAAAACAAGATTAAAAAAGACTATTGATGATGGTTTTAATGACTCAAGATACCCAAGAAAACAAGATGGAGAATTACATTTAAGATTTAAAGATATAAGAAGTAGTGTTGGTAAAGTAACAGTTGCAAATACTGTTACAGAACGAGAATTAACAATTATAGCTACAATGATGGAAGAATTAAATGATTTAGCAAAAAAATACAACATTCCAAAATTAAGAGGAATAAAGGTTAAAAAAAATCAAAGCTATAATATGGCTTTGGGAGATGGTGTTTTAAGCATAAGTACATATTATGTTAAAAGAGTTTTATATGACCCAATAAAAAAACTACCTACAAAGAGTTGGAAATATGGAGAAGATGTATTAAAAAGACCTTATTCAGTAAAAGAATATTTAGATAATGGTTTTGAAAGATTTAGAAGTACAATGTATCACGAATTTGGTCATCATGTTCATCAAATGAAATATATTGGTGCAGATGATATTATAGAGGGAAGATTTTTAACAAAAGTAGAAAATCAAACAAAAGATTTGTTTAATAAACTTAAAAAAGAACAAGGTAAATTTATAGGTAATTCAGAATATGGAGATAGTGTTTTTGAAGAATGGTTTGCTGAACAATTTTCCATGTTTCATTTGAATAAATTAGACAAAGTACACCCTGAATTTAAAAAACTAATAAAGGAGATAGAAGATGAAGTGGCTAGATAAATTAACACAAATATTACAAAAAAATATACTTACACAAGAAGATTATGATGAGTTTATTAAAATAGGTAAAACACTTAAATCAGATAATGAATTAGATATTTACCAACAAATTGGAGATGGCATATATCAAAAAACAAAAGGAACAAATATAAAACTAGCATCTGATGAATTTTGACAATCACAAATTTAAGTGATAAAGCACAATAATTAACCAATAGGAGTCTTATGACGCAAGAAACAGAGGTAGTTCAACCGACAAACGAACAAGCAGAAACAAAAGAAGAAGTAAAAGTAGAAACACCAGAACAAAAAACTTTTACACAAGAACAAATAGATAACATAATCAAAACAAGACTTGAAGCAGAGAAAAGTAAGTATGAGAAAAAACTTCAAGAAGAAGAAAGCCAAAAAGCTGAACTTTTAAAAGAACAACAATTAAAAGAAGCTAAATCTAAAGCTGATATTGAAAAGATCATGCAAGAAAGATTATCTGAAAAAGACTCAGAGTTACAAAAGGTAAAAGATCAAATCAAAAAAGAAAAAGTTGATAATTCTATTTTATCTATTGCTAACAAAGAAAAATCTATCAATGCACAGCAAGTAGTAGCTTTGTTAAAAAACGAAGTTAAGTACAATGATGATGGTAGAATAGAAGTAGTTGATAATAATTCTAATGTACGATATAACTCAAATGGAGAACTACTTAGCATTGAAGATCGTGTTAAAGAGTTCTTAGATAGCAACCCACACTTCCGTCAAGGGTCTTTGTCTGGTTCAGGAAGCCAGAGTGCTATTGGTGGTAAAACTGTTAAACCTTTTAATCTACAGGACTTAGACTTAACAAAACCAGAAGATCGTAAAGCCTATGCAGAATATAGGAAGAAACGAGATTCAGGTGCTGTTGAGATTAATTTAAACAATAAATAAACTTAATAGGTAATAACATGGCAAACGAAAGCACAAGTTCTACACTATCAGAACTATACACAGAGATAGTAGCAGAAGCACAATTCGTAGCTTCTGAAAAATCCATCATGAGAAACTTAGTTAAAAACTATGCTATCACAGGTGGCGGTAAAGCAGTTGAAGTTCCTGTTTATGCAAATGTATCAGCAGCAGCAGTATCAGAAGCAACTGATTTATCTAACACAGCAATCAACCCTAGTTCAGTAACTATTACTGCATCAGAGGTTGGTGTTATGACTACTCTAACTGACTTAGCAAGAAATTCAGCACCAAGAAATGTTGCTGGAGATATTGGTAAACTGTTTGGAGAAGCACTAGCAAGAAAACAAGACGCAGATTTAACTGCATTGTTTGATGGCTTTTCAAGTGAAGTAGGAGATGGAACTGGTGCTATTGCATCAGCATCTATCTTTAACGCACTTTCAACTTTAAGAGGAAATGCTCTTAACACTGATGATTGTGCAGTTGTTCTACACCCTAAAATCGCTTATGACTTAAAAGCTGGTTTGACTAATACTTTTGCAAACGCAAATGCAAATGACTTAGCAAACGAAGCATTAAGATCAGGTTTTGTTGGTAGATTAGCTGGTATGCCTGTCTTTGAAACTTCAAACATTGCTAATACAGGTAATGCTGGAGATTACAAAGGTGGTGCGTTCCACAGAGATGCACT